TGACCTTGGTTTCTATCCTGATGTTTTTAATTTTTTGATGTGCATAATATCAAGGTTTTGTTTTTATGAGGGTTTCTATACCTATCTAACTAAGTGTATTTAAATGTATTTAACTGGGGTACTTTTTGGGGCACTTACTGGGGTACTCGTAGGTTTTTTTAAAAAAGGTATCCCAGTTAGTAAAACTGAAAATGTAAAAAAAGTTTGGACAGGTACTATTTTATAATAGAAGAAAAAATTTAACGTGCTAAAAGTTAATATTATTTCTTTGCCACATCCCGTGGCATTTTTTTATGTACTGACAACATTCTACAATATCGATACAATTTTATTATTACAAATAAGTCCCAAGGGAGTAAATACCTTATGAAGAAATTCTTTTTTAATTCAACACTTCTATTTTCACTATTGTTAGTAGGATGTGTAGATACTGCAAAAGATAATACATCTAAACCTGAGAAATCCCCAAGATTGACATTAGAAGAACAAAGTAAAAAACATTAGCGATATGAAAAATAAGCCAAAACAAAAGCGACACCCCCCTACCAAGAAGAAACGTCGCAAATAAGCTGTGAAGGAGGTTAGCGCCTCCTTCCCTTAATCTTATCACATCCAATGTATTATGAAAAACATCGGATATGTTGCTGCTTTAGCATTTGCTTTGTATATTTTGACTGACATGGTTACCTGGAATGAGCCAAAGTTTTTTGATAACTCAATGATTGTCATCTACTCATTGTGTGTAATATTAGTCTTTGTAAATATCGTTGTATATTTTATGAAAAGGAGAGGATAAAATTTGACGGAGAAAAAAACATCAGAGGCTCAAAAACGTGCTACACAAGCTTATCGTGAGAAGAATCGTGAAAAGACACGAAAACAGTCTGCAAAAAGCTCTGCGAAAACATATATCAATAATTACTGTGATTTAGAGGATTTAAATGAATTAAAAGAGTTGATAACAGCTCGTGAACAGGTATTAAGAAATGAATAAACAAAAAAGCGCAGGAACTCACTGAATGAGCGCCTGGGCTTTTTTAAGTATACATATATGAACAAATCTCTTAAAATGGAAAATAGTACAAATAAATATTGAGGTGAATGTAATTGAACAGGTGCCCTAATTGTTTTGCCAATAATCCATATAAAAAAGTACTTAAAGATGGGTCTGTTGTTGAGATATGTGACTATTGTAATACTATTAAAGAGGTTACTACAGTAACAAAAGCAAATATTACACCTGAAAACAAACCCAAAAGCAAAGATGCTGTTGACACGGCTGTAAATTTAGTCTATTTTTTCTTTTTTATATTCATTATAGTTATTATTAGTGCTATTGTAATGTTTAATTAATTTTATGCAATGTCCAAGCTTACAAACTTTTTAAGCTTGGACATTGTTACCTAATTGCCTCGTTGTTCAATGATAATTTTTAAACCTTCAAAATCGCCACCTGTCAACGATCCAGTGTCGAATTTATCTAACCATGACTTATCAATTAATTTTTTGTCTACTGCTTGTTTTATTAAATCTCGTACTGCATCTTTTGTTGTTGAATTGGTGAATTTCATAATGTCATCATCCTTTTCAATTAAATTGTTTTTGTTATTCATAGCTTTTTCAATTCTTTTCAGAAAACTTTCCCATCGATCTTCACTTAAAATTCGATGCGGACAATATTTACCGTTCCAGTCCCGATGCTTCTTCACTCGCTCGATACCCCATCCAAACTGTTTTAAAAGCTTTGCAACGTATTGAACAGCGTTTTCCTCTGCAACTCCATAACGTACACCACCACTTTTGCTGTAACAAATTTCGATACCAATAGAAAGACGATTACCTTTCTTTAAAGCGTTAGGGTCAGTACTACCTCCACCGTCCCCACAATGCCAAGCGTTACGGTTAAAAGGAATTGCTTGAATAACCTCTTTATCATCTACAGCAACGTGATAAGAAACCTGATTGTTATTGCCAATCATGTACGAAATTTCATTGGCTGCAGGTGCGTCATTTGCTGTATTATGCACTGTAATGAATAGCGGTGCCATGATGAAAGTAGCCTTTAATGAATACTTGTTTGAAGGTAAAAGAGATTGTTTGAATATGTAGCTCATTTACCATCTTCCTTTCGAGGTGCATCATATTTAAGCGCCTGGGTACTGTCAGACGTACCTACAGTAGTCGGATCGATAATAATACCAAGTAAGCCTAAAATGCTTAATACTGTCTCTGAAATAGCTGTAATTTGATCGTTGTAAATTGTGATATCTACATAAAAAATTCCTGCGATTTGATTCGCAAGCACAAGTAGTAACGCAATTAATGACACCCAAAATTGCTTATGTTGTAAACGTACTTTCCAATTAATCTTCATTATTGTTACCCTCCATTTTATCAATTCGTTTGTGTGCTTGCTTTGCTGATTCCTCAACTCGAATCAAGCGTTCGTTTTGCGCTTCAATCTTTCGCCCCTGGTCTTTAAAATCTAATTTAATATCATCCACGCCGCGAGCTATGTAATCTACCTTAGCTGAAATACTAGCTTCGGAAGCGCCCTGTACTTTACTATCTTTTTTCATCGTTACAATTACCCCGATAACACCTAACAAAGCTCCAACAGCTCCAAATAGTAAGGACATTTCAATATTCATAGAACACCTGCTTTCAATAAAATAAAAAGGACACGCCTTATTGGCGCATCCTTCAAATTCTCACACGTTTGAAACTAATTTCTCCCTGAATCTATATTCAGAATAAGCGACTTTTAAAGAATCTATAAAGTCAGGAAGATAGATATTAGCATTATATGGTTCTTTAGGTTCGAAAAAGTTATTTACGTTTTCAAAATCAATATTAATTATATATACTTCCCTCTTATACTTATACGTAACTACAGTATAATTACTATTTTCACCTAACGCTAAAACTTTTATCTGCAATGATTCATTTTGTTTGGGAATGATTTCACTAAATAATTCTTTCAAAGTAATCCTCTCCTTCATTTACTGCAATTCGACAAAAGGAAAGGATTCCCCTTTTCTAAACGATAAAAATAACGCTAGGACTATGCCTGCGTTTGTTGTGTATCCATATCCGTTAATAGTTGCGTATATTCTTCATCTGCCAGTTGATTATTGGCGTAGAAGACATTTACTTTCTTTAGCATATCGTCATAGCTGTAACGGTTGCGATCAATTAAAAATTTACATAAGTCATATACTTTCATTATAATTTTCCTCCCTCGATGCCCATTTCATTCATGGTAATTAAGTATTCTGTATTGATAAGCGTTTGTGCCTGCATTTCTTCAACTGTTGGTGATGGATCTATTGGTGGTGGATTGTAGTATGCTGTTGGTGGTGAAAAGTCACCTGTCTTACTGTTATAATCCCAACCTTCTTGAATATGATTTTTCCCAGTAATATCAACCAATTTAATATTTGGTGCAAAATCAGGTTTTTCAATAGATTCAAAAATCCAATGTGCTTTATTGTAAAGTATCAGTGCAAATTTCATTTAATCACTCCCACCATTTCACAGTTAGTATACCGTTACCACCATCGCCGCCTATACCGATAGTAACGTTAATGACAGAACCAGGTGTTACTGTTACAGGGCGGTCAATTACAAAGTCACCACCACCGCCGCCATGGTAAACAGTGCTGGCACCGCCACCACCTGCGCAGTAAGCACCTTTGCCGCCTCCGCTATAGTATCCACTACCTCCACCAGCACCACCAGAGTTTCCGGCATCAGTATATGAGACAATAGCTGCGTTACCTGCAGCACCGCCAGGACCACCAGGCGCACCACCTACATATGTCACTGCTGTACGGCTCCCGCCGGCGCCACCAGGTAGCGTTAACAGGGCGCCGAAGCTTGTTGCGCCGCCTGTCGCGCCTGTATGGTAAGTAACAGTACCGCCACCATCGCGTGACCAGCCGCCTCCACCAGCTCCACCACCTGTTAAATAAACCTCGGTCACGCCTGGCGGCATTGCAAAAGTACCGTTTGAAGTGATAATTTGAGTTTTTATTACTTTCCCAGCATCTTTATTTTCTATCTGTGTACCGATAGTTCCTACGCTTTGTTTAATTATATCCACATCTGTTTTTGTGTCATCAGTGGTAGTTTTAATACTATCTACAACAGCTTTAATCGCTGTTTGCATAGCTTTAGTTGCTAAATCGATGATTATCATTCTGTTACCTCCTCACATATAACCTGTGGATCACCGTTTTCTGTACGGAACCCCCATCGATACCACTTTCCATTATCAAAAAAACGGTGAGGCATTTGTGAAAGTAAATGATTAGATAAACTTTCTTTAACACCTGTTACATCTTTATTTACTTTATTAATCGCTTGTACTACGTTTTTGACATTTTCAATTTCCAAGTCATTTAGTTTGCCGATGTCCTCGATATTTTGGTTAATAGAAGCGATTTTTTCATCAACATATTGACGACTTGCTATTGCAATTGATGGATCGACTTTCAATGTAATCGAATAGACATTCGTTGTTTCTACAATGATACGTACAATTAAATCTTTTGCTGCCCCTTGTTCCGTGGAAGGTTTATAAGTAGTTGGATACTTTCCGATACCTACTAGATCACCAGCACTATCAATTAACCCTATTTCACGTATTGTAAAATTCCCAACAGTTGCCGGTATCACCGATTCAATTTTCACTCTATTCGTAGGTTGATTATTTCCATCATTTACCTGTTCAACGATAGAGACAACAGATCTATATACTTCATTTTTTAAAGCTGTCGCTTCAGCAGAAGGTTCATAGTATCCACCATTTCCATCCCCAAATGCTACATGAGAATATTCCACTTTTGATTGTGTCATTTGTGCATTAACTAGTTTAGCAATTCCAACCTTTGTTAAGATAAAATAGAATGTATTACTCACTTATCACACCTCCTTGATATAAAGTTATTGTTTCTACATCTTGTTGATAAGCTCCTTGATACCATTCAATTGTTGCTTCAATTGGGGTATTAGCGTAATAAGGATAAATAGTTGTAACCTCTCCACTTAAACAAACAGAAGCTTTATACATAACAGGATCATTTAGGTTTAGCACTTGTACCTGTATAATCCCTACACCAGCTGTTTTCATTCTTTGAACAAGGTCGAATGGAAATGGAGATATACTAGGTCTTGTTTCTGCAATAAGAGTGGCAGGCTTTTTATAATTGCGCCACCCTTCTTCGAAGCCGATGAAATCATTACCCATATAGGCATCCATAATCTGATTCATGGTGTCTATATCACCTTCAGAAATTCTGGTATTTGATCTACTGTTAATAGTTTCTTTTCTTTCACAGTATAAGTACCATTTTCTGCATACTTTAGATCATCGTTACTAAGAGGTAGGATAATGCCAGTCAATTCAGTAGGTGCTTCTTGACCTTTTATCCATTCGCCATCAATATAGCCACCCTCACTCATTGAATGGGCAACAAATGGCACACCTTGCTCCAAGATAATAGAAGCGAACGACATTTTTTCTGGCATTAACGTCTCACCACCTTGTAAGTGATTCTTTGGCGCAAACCACCACTATCAATCAGTGGATTACTAGAGCCTTTTTGAGCAATAGTAGACGGAGCATTCGATGGATCATTTAATTCAGTGAGCTTCACCTGAACATCTCCTACCATCTTTGCCCCTAGTCGTTCACATAACGTTCGAGCATCCATCCGACCTTGTAATACATGCTCTAATTGTTTTTTCATAAACTTGAACCATTCTTTATTTTTATCATCGAATGTGGACCGTAAAAATGAACGCTCTGGAATCACTATTGAACCTTTTTCTTTACGTATAGTGATACCAAATTCATGAACTCCAGCAATCATAGCGTAGAAAGAATCACTACCGAATATCCCAACCTCAACGTCATATTTTCCTAGCTCACTTAATGATTGAATGATAATCGGAATATTGTTACTCCCACGTATACGAACACCCAATTAAATCACCACCAAATTAATATGCTTTTTTGGTTCAAGCTTTAATTCAGCTATGTCATCCAAAATCCGTTGGTATTCTTGCCCATACTTTGTTCCTAACAATCCGATGTTTTTATTTGGATCACTGTATTGACGCTCGATAACGTCTACTTTTTCACGAATTACTGTTTGGTCTTTTGCAACACTTAAAACAGTTAAGTGAGCAGCTAAATAACGTGCTAAACGTTCTTGATAATAATTCTGGAATGTTCAGCGAATGCTCTTGTTTGAGCCTTAATGTAAGATTCATAGCGTTCATGAGCATAGATAACTTTGTATTCCGTCTTGCTCATGCCCTCTGCATCCATCTCACCACTGATTTCTTTTAGATGGTCAAATGGATCTTCAACCCACATAATCTTCTGGGCACGGATGATATCAGAGAAGCTTAATTCGATTTGTAGCCAAAGCTGATCAACCACATCGAAGTCCTGCAAAGCCTCCATGATTTCGACTTGTTCATCGAATAAGAACTTACTTCGCAAGCCATGAATCATAGCAGCCCTGTTCCGTTTGGTGAATTGATTCTGTGGATTAGGATTGCCACTTCTCTTCTTCACTCGCCCATCCTTCTTAGGTGCTTCATCCTGTAAGACTTCATCAGCTTCTGACTCGGTTGCATCCTTACTGAAAAGGATGCAACCTCCTTAGTTTTGGTTGCATCCTTTTCAGTTGCATCCCTAGACCATTTCTCACGGCTCTTACGACTCTTTAATGTACCAAGTTTTATGTCATGCTTTTCAGCAAGATCAGCAAGTGTAATCTTTGTGGTTTCCCACTCATATTTTATTTCATCCCAATTAGCCATATCTCATAAACACCACCTCCAAAATTCAAAATAAAGAGCCACGCTCGAATGAACGTGACCAGTATGTATAAAAAACTGTAATATTGTCATCTAATTACTTAAGTAAATTAAAATACTTTTTATATTTTTTACCTGTTACATCTTCAAATTCCACGCATACTTTGGTTAAAAAGTAAGTTCTTAAACCTAAGTTATGCCGAATTTTATCATCATCTTCAAAATCTATATTAATTTCAACTATTGAATCAGCTGCGACTGTTTCAATAAATTCACTGTTACCCAAATATTTGTGATGCATATATTTTTTATTGCCTATGAGAGCTAATCTATTGACAGTCATTTTTCTTAAATAAATATTTTTATTACCTGTGTTATAAAAACATATCTTATAAATAGTAACATCTTTTTCTTTATCATTCTCTATAATCTTTTCTTTAATAGTACTATACGTTATTACACCTTGTTTACTTTGACCTTTAATAGATAAATATAGTGAAACTATGACGGCTCCAACAGTTCCTATTGAAGTCAACCAATCAGTAATAGATACACCTTCAAACATTTTATCACCTCCCACCCAATCATAAACCAGAAGATGAAATATATGTAATAACTTTTTGCTTTCAATACCACACCAAACTCTGCCCTCTCAACTCAAAGTGTTTTGGCTGTTTGATGCAGTTTTCAAAGCAAAAGAAAAAACACCCCGAAGGATGTTAAACTAACATTAAATTAATCTATATATGTATTATTCGTTTATGTTGACTTCATCTTTATC